AGTGCAAGAGATGTACCAGTTGCAGCACCAATGACTGGTGTTACAAGTGTTGGGGTATCAGCAAAAACAAGTCCGCCAGTACCAGTCTCATCAGAGATTACTGTACGAAGTTCTGCTGAAGTAGTTGCTGCAAATGCATCCAACTTGTTGTTTGTAAGAGCAACAGTACCTGTTGCATCAGGGAATGTTATAGTACGATCTGCTGTAGGATCAGTTACTGTAAGAGTTGTCTCGTGGTCGTTTGCTGTAGCGCCTTCAATAACAATTGAAGCATCTGAAAGTGTAAGTCCTGAAACTGTTGGGCTTGTAAGTGTTTTATTTGTAAAGGTTTGTGTTGCAGTAAGGATTGCTACTGTTCCAGTTACATCAGGGAATGTTATAGTCCGATCAGCAGTTGGGTCTACTACAGTTAATGTTGTTTCAAATCCATTATCTGTTTCACCCTCCATAATAATAGATGCTCCTGGAACAACTGCATCAAATGATGCATTAAGTCCTACAACACCTTGTGATGCACCAATGTCAGAATCTTGAAGGTATGCTCCAAGAGATGATGCAATAACATCTGTAGCATCTACGAAATAAGTAAGGGCTGACCAGTAAGAGACACCATCACCAATTTTAAACTTGTTTGTGTCTGACTCCCAGCCGATTTCTCCAGCATTTAGGATTGGACCTGAACCTGCATTAGAAGATATCCACTGTGATGCGGTACCTCTACGCTGTTGCATTCTTGTTGCCATTATTTATTCCTCCGTAGGTCTATGTTCATATTATAACAGATTATTAAGCAAACGCTTCTGTTGCAATTCCGCCATCAAATGTGGCAGCCCAACTGTTGGTATTATAAAAACCAGCATCTTCTTCAGAGCCACCCTCATTATAAAAACCAGCATCTTTAAATGTTGAAACAATTAATCCAGTTCCATCGATTGCTGTATCGTGGATGTGTTGTGGTAGTTCAAGTGTATCTTGAACTAATGCAAGTGTATTCCATTGACCATTATAGTAAAACAAAAGTCTGTTGTCAGTAGAATTAATAAAAAGTTCACCATTTGTTGAATTTTCTGAGGAAGGTTCTGAACCGCCTGTTGCAACAACAAGTTCTTTACTATCTACATAAGACTTTGTTGCTGCGTGTCCATTTTCAGTTGGTGTGCCAACTGTGACTGCTGATCCAAAAGTACCACCAAGGGCTACGTTTAGCCCATGCTTTACTTTAAAGTCTTTATTTACAGTTGCCATTCCCAGTCTCTATTCTAGTAGTTATGCTTCAATATAAATCTTGTGAACCTTAACAGAAGTATCTGCTGATGCTGCAGTTACCTGTAGAAGAACATTGCCACTTGAATAGACAGCATTTGTTGTTCCAAGTTCTGCGTTGCTAATTACATCAGCGTACTCTGTTACGTAAACATCGTTAGTTCCGTTAACTGCAACAAGCATTTCAATTACTTCAATGTCATTGCCAAGTTTCATTTGAACAATGTACTTAGCAGCAGAATATGTTGTTGCTGACCATGTATCAATTGTAGTTGCTGAAGTTCCAGCAGTTGCTAGAGCAGAACCAACAAGGGCATCTGCAAAAGCAATGCTTGTCGCTGCTGCTGCACCAAGAGTTGGTGTAATAAATGTTGGGCTAGTAGTAAATGCTACTGTTGAAGAGCCTGATTCATCAGTTAATGCTGATGCAAGGTTTGCAGAAGATGGTGTAGCAAGAAATGTTGCTACGCCAGTTCCAAGACCAGAAATACCAGTTGCTACTGGAAGACCAGTGGCATTTGTTAAAGTTCCTGCTGATGGAGTTCCAAGATCAGGAGTTGTTAATGTTGGTGATGTCAGTGTCTTGTTAGTAAGAGTCTGAGTTCCAGTTAATGTTACTACTGTTGAATCAATATCAAGAGTGTTTCCAGTCTTGTCTAATCCTGTACCCGCAACAATTTGTCCAAGACCAGTAAACTGTGTGAAGACAAGTGCTGTAGTACCAACTGTAACTGAACCATCGTTTGTTAATGTAAAGCCTGAGTCAGCGTTTACTGTTCCTTGCTCTACGAATACCGCAAAGTTTGCAGTAACTTCTGCATTTGCATCTGCATCAGTTGAACGATCTGGAGCACCAGATACTTTAACTACGTAGATACCATTTTCTGAACCAGTCGACTGATCCTTAACAAGAACACGATCTCCAGTAGCAAGAGTTACTCCATCAAGGACATCTCCATTTTCAAGATCAGATGCAAGTGTTACGTTAGCAGTTGTTGCTGCCCGTACAGATGCTTTCCAGTCAATACCTTGTGCTGCTGAATCTACATAAGCCTTTGTTGCTGCATCTGTTGCATCTGTAGGGGTTCCAAGACCTGTGATCTTAGATGTGCCCATTGCAATTGCACCAGTCATTGTTCCACCAGCAAGTGCTAACTTAGCATCTAGTTGTGTTTGGATTGCTGAAGTAACACCATCAACATAGTTTAATTCTGTAGTAGTGGCAGTTACTCCGTCAAGAAGGTTAAGTTCTGCAGTAGATGATGTAATTCCATCAAGAACGTTTAATTCTGTGGCAGTTGCTGTAAGAGCAACATCTTCATTAATTTTTGGAGATGTAAGTGTCTTATTTGTAAGAGTCTCTGTCTTTGATGCTGTTGACTTATCATCTAGTTGAGTTTGAATTGCTGAAGTTACTCCATCAACATAATTTAATTCTGTTACTGTAAGTGTTGCTCCATCAAGTATATTAAGTTCTGCTGCAGTAGAAGTAACACCATCAAGGATATTAAGTTCTGCTGTTGTGGAGGTAATCCCATCTAGAACATTTAATTCTGTAGCAGTTGCAGACATAACAACATCTTCATTAATCTTAGGGGATGTTAGTGTCTTGTTTGTAAATGTTTCAGTTCCAGCAAGTGTAGCAAAATCTTGATCTGAAAGTGCAGTGTTAAACTCTGCGATAGTTCCAGTTACTGTGTTTGTTGTTAGTGAAATTGATTTATTTGAAAATGTATTTGTTGATGAAGCAGACACGGTAATATCTGATGTAAGGGCTACTGTACCAGTTGCATCTGGAAGTGTAATTGTGCGGTCTGCTGTTGGGTCAAAAACAGTAAGTGTGGTTTCATAATCATTTGCTGTAGCACCTTCAAATGTAATTTCTGTATTAAATACACCAACTGCTTGAGGGGCTGCCCACTTAACACCAGTAGTTTCTGCTGAATCTGCTGTCAAGATATAGTTATTTTGTCCAACAGTTAATTTAGATATTGCATTATCTGCAGTACCAACTAGTAAATCACCTTTTGCATCTGCAATTTTCTTTGTAAGAACATCATGGCCTTCAACGGTTGCGGTTGCTCCCTCAACTACTAATCCAGCCTTTATTCTAAAATCTTTTGTTATTGTTGCCATTTTTTATCTCCTTGGTTAAGCCTTTAACCCAGTACGCATATAGCGCAAGGTTATAGGGGTCTGCCCATTTACTGGAACTACAGTTAGTGAAACTGTACCTCCTGCCATAGAGACATCAACGGTGCCAATATTCCCATTATTGTCTATTATTCCATATTCACTGACATTTACATTTGTAGAATCAGGGACTATAGTTAACTCTGTTGTATAATACTTATTTCCAGTATTCTTTTTTAATGAGATCGTATACTTAACTGATCTCCATTCTGATGCGGTAAAGTTATCAAAAATTGTACTATTTTCAATACCAGTGACTGTTACTTCATTGGTTACTTCATTGTTACCCGCAGTAGCCAGATCTGTTGCTTGGGCTGAAGCGGTATCAATTAAGTCTTCATAGTTTTCTTGAGTTGGTCTATCACCTGTCTGAAACAGGGCCTTTACGCTTGATAATGATATTTTCGCCATGTCTGAATTATATCATATATTTCAAAGTATATAGTTAGAGAAACCAATTATCTGAACCCCAATTCCTGGGGGATTGTCTGCCCTATAACCTTCAATACCAATATTAGTTATAGTTAATCTAAATGGAAGTATTTCTGTTACCGTTGTTGTTTTAGGATAGTCTGCAGTTACTAAAGATCCAATAGAGCCTGATATGTTTTGAATTGTTGGAGATACTGCAATTGTTGCTGCTGTAACTAAAAAAGCAATGTTAGAAATTAATGAAGAGTGCCCAGGTATATGTTCTACTGTTGTTGTTGGTTTTATATCTGAGATAGTTTGGCTTCTGCCAATATTAATTATATTGGTTGTTGCCATGACTAACTTACTGTATCTTGTTCTGTGACTTCACCAATCATAATCATTTCACCTTGACAAACAGTCCAAACACGATTAGCATCTCTTAACTGAATGTCAAACACATCGCCTGTTCTTAAAATCTTAGACTGTGCAGGAGAGAGTGTAACTGTAAACTCCCCTACTTCGTCAAATTCTGTTTGGTCTGGGTAAACCGTAAAAAGTAAATCATCCCCAGTATTATCAGAGTATCGTCTAAACTCTCCAGAAATATCCCATCCAGAATCGTCTCCAACAGATGTGGTGTCATAATCTAAAGGATTTTCAAGATCATCTTCAACATAAATTCTAAAAGAAGCACTATCTCCAATTACACAGGTCCAGTTAACAAGTGGAGGTATGTTTCCAACATTGTATGTTGAAGGAGCAGGAGCAACGGGCTGAGTCTCCATTGCAGTTTCATTGGGGTTTCTATATACGGCCATTGTTAAATTATACCATTAAGCAAGTCCATTTTTCAATGCCCCCCAAGTTCCGTTGCCACCAACTGAGCCAACAATAATCACACCAGTTGAAGCATTTACTTTTGCAACTACTGCAACTGCTCCTGATCCACCAGTAGGAATTGAGTTTGTAAGACCTCCACCATTTGCAACATAAAGAATATTTCCAGCGGTATAAGAAGAAGTATCAACATCTTCAAACACTCCAGATACAATAATAACTCCATCTGTAGCAGTTGAAATTGCTGCCTGTGTTATTCCTATCATTGGAAAAGTTGTTAAATCATCTGAATCGCATTTTGCAATTAATGGTTTTGTTGAATACCCTGAAATATAGACAGGAGTTCCTTTTGCAATTGTTGCACCTGTTGTATTTCTAACTTCAAGTGAAATAAAAGGAAGACCTACGTTTGAAATAACATCTTCTATACGTTCTGCTAATGACTGAATATCCTCATGGACATTTACAGGGTCAGTTAAAACGGGATAAGGAAGATCATAAGTTGTAGTTGCGCCAGTAGCCATAGTACTTATTATTATACCACTTCACCGCATAAAAATTAAAAAGTTATATAAATGTTACCTAAAGTTTGACTTTGAGACCAAATTCATGTTATAATTAATACATGCTACTAACAAGTAGCATTTTTAGTCTCTAGGAGGTTTTTATTATGAGAAGAGATAAAAAGGCTTGGATTGGAATCCTAGCATTGGTTGGGGTTGTGGCACCATTTAGCAACTTTGCCAATGCATCAACTACGGAAAACAACTTACTAATTAAACAGGCTGAAAACCCTGCTGCCACCCACAAGGTGGCTTTTGTTGTTTCTAAAGCAAAAATGTTAGAACGTTATGAAAACAAAACAAATCTTACAGATATTGAATTAAAGAAGTTGCTTTCTTTGGTGGGATTCAAAGGCAACGACTTAGTAGTAGCATGGGCTATTGCTAAGAAGGAATCTAATGGTCGTCCTTTAGCATTTAACGGAAACCATAAGACTGGGGACTCCTCATATGGAATGTTCCAAATTAACATGATTGATACACTGGGTCCAGATAGACGAGATAAGTTTGATCTTGACTCTAACGCTGAATTGTTTAATCCCGTAAAAAATGCGGAGATTGCATACTACATGTCCAATGGTGGAAACGACTGGTCTTCTTGGAAGGGTATTACTCCAAGGACCAAAGAATGGATGAAAAAGTTTCCTAGATAATTTTAGGTAATAAAATACCCCCTTGGAGAAATCCCTGGGGGTATTTTTTTTACAATAATTTTATCTAAATATTTTTTTATGCCAAATATTTTTTTTATAAGAGTCTAAAAAATTTTCAGTATTAATTTTTGATTTTGGATATTTTTCTTTATACTCATGATCAGAAAGATAAACCTCTGAAATAAATTCATCTCTTTTAAATGGTATAACCTGAACCATGGGTGTCCCAGCCTTAAGGACTCCCTCAAACCCTTTTTCATTCATTTGAAAAGGAAAGTTTAC